TTTTTTATATCTCTTTGCCATTCTTTTTGATTATCAAAGATGGGTCTAACTTTTTCATTCGGTCAATAATAACTTGACAATACTTCGGGTCTAATTCCATTCCGTAGCATTTGCGTTTAAGTTGGTGTGATGCTAAAAATGTTAAACCGCTTCCACTAAATAAATCCACAATTAATTTATCTTGTTTGTGATTATTTAATGCTCTTGACGCAAGTTCAATAGGTTTTTGAGTAGGATGCAAATAATTTGTGTCTTTTTTAACTTCCCATAAATCAGATTCATTATTAATTCCTTCGTCTATTTTACCATTAAATAAACAAAACTCGTGTTGATGTCTATATCCCCTACCTAAACCAAATACATTTTTTGCCCATACAATACACGCTTTAAAATCTAACTTATCTTGTAGTATTCCATAAAACTTCCAATTACACCACACATAATAATTTCTTGGTTGCAGTATATTTAAAATTGCTACAAAGCCGTTTATTAAATCTTTAAATTCGTTTTCAGGTAGGTCATCATTTTCAATTACCTCAAATTTACCACTCCTGCCATTAAACGCAACATTGTAAGGTGGGTCTGTAAATACCATATCAGCTTTTTCTCCATTCATTAACTTTGCAACTTGGTCGCTATCTGTACTATCTCCACAAAGTAAACGGTGTTCTCCTATTTCAAATAAATCTCCTATTACTATGTCCGTGTTTATCTCGTTAGGTATTTCGTAATCATCCTCTTCGGCTTCCAGTTCTTCTTGAACACTAAAATCAACTGGCAAATCTAAACCCCAATCATCTAACTTTTCAACATCCCATTCATTTGCTAAACTATCCCAGTCCCATTCTCCAAAGCCTACATTGTCTTTAATTAAGAATTCGTTTTTTTGTTCCTCCGTCCATTCGTCCGCCACAATAATAGGTATTTCTTTTAACCCTATTTCTTTACACGCCTTTAAACGCATATTGCCACCCAATACAACGTATTTATTATCCACGTCAGTAAAAACCACTAAGGGGCGTTTATTCAACATATCGGGAAATTCCTGTATTGACTTAACTAACTTTTGAAATTTTCCGTCTTTTATTATCCTTGGATTCTTCGGATTCGGTTTTACTTGTGTTATTTTTACTGTTTGCATATTAGTTCATTGATTGAATGTAGAAGTTATCAATAGGTGCAAAGTAAATAGTATCGTCTTTTTCTTCGATGAGTAGAACTAGGAAAACAGGATATCCGCAGTACTCGGTTATTCCTTCCATTTGGTCTTTATAGTACCTACCTACAAAGAATGCGTAGTTATCGAACTGACCAATAACGCGGTCTAACATATCTTCGAGTTGGTCTTCTAAGTTCATTCCTCTGGATTCAATTTTGTAAAGGGGTCTACTTTAACTTTTGGCTTTGTTCCTTGTAGTCTTTTAGTTCGTCTTTCGTTACGCTCCTTCTTGCGTTCCGCTAACGTTTTCGTGTTCTTGTTCATACTGGTTAACTATCTTTTGTAGGTCGTTTAATATCCTTTTCCAACAATCAGCACACGAGCTCGGTTCTTGACGTTGGTTAAATACCCTGTTATAAATTCTTAGTAAAGAACTTTGCTCGGTTGGTTTTAACCTTGATTTGTTGAACGTGAAAAAGTCCTTTAGGAATAGGTATTCGTGTTCTTGTAGGCATTCAATCTTACGTCGGTAAGTAAATAACTTATTCAAGGCTTCTTTACGTTTGTCGCATCCGCAGTCTTCGCCTAATATCCATTTAGCAACCTTTGCTATTCCTGTTACCTCTAAGACCTTTTCAATAGTGTCGCCTAATCCTACGCTCTCGGTAGTTGAACGTACTAACTCTATTTCTTTTTTAGTCCGTCTTTTTCTCTTTTGTTTAAATTCCGTCATCTCTTATTATTTTTCGTGTACTCACGCGATAACTCGCAAAGGTCATCACGCAATTGCTTGTTTTCTTTGATTAGTTTTGTATTTTCTTTTGTTAAATATTCATTTAATCTATCAAGCTGTTCTAATTGTTCCTTTTGCTCAATAAGTTTTTGTTCAGCTGCTTTAAATATCTCTTTAAATCCGCTCATATTCTTCGTTTTTGTAGTCTAAATAATCCTCCCCTATCTTTTGTTTAAGCCTTGTCTTGCAGTTTTTAAGAGTGTTAAATATACTCGATAGGCTTATATTCGCTCCGTTGCTTATTTCACGCATGGATTTACCCTTTAAGGTATGCACTTTAAATAGTTCACGGTCGTATGTATGCCATTTAGATAACTCGATTTGTAGCTTTTGGTCTATTTTACTTATCGCTTCGTGTTTTTGTGGTTCGCTTTCCTCGATGCAAAGGTAGTTTAACTCATCAATCGACACCTTTTGAATCCTGGTTTTTTCTTTCTCGTAAGTTATAAACGTATTTTTGAGAATTACCCACACAAAAGCGCGGTTGGGTTCGTCGTTTATTACCGCTTTTTCCCCTGAATTAGCGTCGTGAATGCGTAAATACATTTCTTGTACTATGTCTTCGGCTAACGGACACTCTCCAAACGAACGAACTATGTTAATCCATTCTTTGTGGTATCTTGAAAGTACGTTAATCCATTGCATTTGTGTGTAAATATATTAAAAAAAACAAACCCCCGCTGTTTAGACGAGGGTAAGTTAGTTTAGTTATTTGTTTTTATTCACGTAGTTATCTAATTTTTTCAACGTTTCGATGCTTACGGGCTTTCCTTGTACGAATCTGTCGATGTTGTACTGGTGAAACTTGTTACCCGTTGCTTTGATTTCGTTTACAATTTGGTTACGTGTTTTCGTTAGCATGATTCGAACTAACTCTTTTCTCAATTGAACGTCGTTAATAAACATATCAAAACGGTAAATCATCGTTTTTAGGTTCTTGGATTACTTGTACCGCCTTTAACGCAATAGTCCAACCATTTAGACTTACGAAGCATTTATCGTTCCATACGCGCCCTCGGATATTGATTCCTACTTCTACTTCGTCGCCTACTTTTAGGTTTTGGATTAATTCTCTTTTGTCGTTCACGAATTGAATAGGTAACACCTCGCTAAATTTACCGTCAGTTGTTTCAACCCAAACTTCTTGGATTGTTAGTTTTTCACTTTTCTGTTGTGGCGCTCCTATCGTGTGAACGCGTCCGTTTACTTTTGTACTCATTTGTTATTTATTTATTTGATTCCCAAATTATTACATATAGTGACATTATAAAGCTAAATATCGATACTATTAATGCTGTTGCTCCTAATTCGCACATATTTATTTCTCTTTAAGTGTTTCATAATACTTTCTACATTCATCTATTCGTTGGTAAATAGATTCGATTACGCCGTCGTTTCTTTCAACATGGAAGACTTTTATTCGTTTATCCCTCGGTATATTATCGAAAGTATGAATAGAACGCACATACTCTTCAACCTCTTCGCTAATCGAAATTTCTTTTCTTTTCCAACTTTCTCTTCGTATTTCATCCAGTACAATATCTTCAGGTGTGTTAATTAGGCAATAGATTACATAAGCATCCGTCTTTTCGGTCAACGCCATGTAACCCTGCATTTGGTAAAAATAATCCTTATTAGGTAGTTCGGTCTCAAAAAAAGGGAACGTGTGAGCATTGTAACTCGACTTGACATCGATTATGAAATCGTCCGTTATTACGTCGGGAACACCTGTTAAATACTCGTTGGTAAATTTGAGTTCGTTTTTTTCTAAAAACATACCGTCAAACAACGATTCAGCCATTAGAATAGCTTCGTCTTCGACTTGATTACCTTTGTCCGTGTATCTACTCCAAAACTCTTTGTAGATTCCGTATTCTATTTCTAAGAATCGTTCTTGTACGTGCGTTCTTGCAGTTGCTGAAAGACATTCCCCCTTTGTGCGGGGGTTAGTCATTATCTTACCTATTGATGAGCATCTAATTTTTAAATTTTTCATTAGTACCGCAAATTAATTTTATTTCTTGAACGATAATTGTAAATATCTTCAATTAATGTTTTGTATTGCTCTCGATTGGCACAATCAACTAATGCAGTTGGTTGTAATCTTATCTTATGCATAAATTCATTAAAATCAAAATTTTTGTTTTTAAACAATATAATCATTGTTCCAGTAAACGCCGTTCGATTATATCCTAAATAATATGGTTTAATCATTCGTATTTTATTTGCCCAATCTTGAGCCAAATTAAAATCCTTACCTTTCCAAGTTCCTTCTTCAAAAACTTCAATCATATTGTAGCTTTTATTATCATTAGTTCTTATTTTTTGTTTTAAATTATACGAAGATGAACTTGATGAATTAGAACAAAATGCAATACAATCATTAAAAGTATAATCGTCATTTTTTATTGAAAAATCACGCAGTTTAATATAAGATTCCATACCCATATTAGCATAACCCTCCATAAAATCTTTTTTAGTCCAATTCTTTTGATTAAGATTTAATGTGTGAACTTCATTCAAAGAATACCCATTTACAATAATGTAGTAAACAAATGACTCAGCTTCTTTTGCAGCCATTAAACGATGCTGTCCGTCTATTACTTCCATTCTTTCATTAACTAAAATTGGATTACACTTCATCCCATAAACACGAATTGAATCAGCTAATCGCTTAATGTGTTGTAAATTTGGAACTCTGTTTCCGTCAATCTGTTTAAAGATTGATAAATCACTTGTTTGATAAACCTTGTTTACCTCTTTTGCTGTTTGCACGTGGTTACTATACTTCGCCATTGGTGCTGCTGTTGTGTTATACATAGCTTTTAATTATATAAGTAATAATGCTTTTTGTTGAACTTCATTTAATTCGAACTTTGCTTGTAGTTCTTGGTCCTCAAGCACAATGACATCGCTGTTGTTAGGAAATTGAGCAGCATGTCTAAGTATACTCATAACTTGGTATCGTAATTCATC